CCCGGTCGTCTTGTTGTATTCGAGGTGTCCCGCCACTCCAGTGTCACCTGTAAAGCGACACTTGAGCAGACGAAGTTGAACAGTATTAGGAGTATCTCCTTGCTGGTTCCGCTCAAGGGCAATAATAGTATCAGACAGTTGACGTAGAGCACCAGACCCACGTAGGTCAGTGATTGAAACAGGTCGTCCTTCTTCATGCGATTTACCTTTCTCCGGGTTCTTTAGGTGACATATGACCACGACAACCACACCCTTCGTCTTCGCAAACTTCTTGAGACGAGTCATGATGCGGTCAATGGTCTTACGTTCATCTGAGTTATCTTCCATGCCAGACACAACGATTGAGATGTGGTCCAGCAGTATGACGTCACAATCGAGACCATCCACCATGTAGGCTAACTTAGCGAACAAGGTGTCTTCCTCTGACTCTGCGAATGAATCGTACAGGTGGAACTTATCGTCTCCGAACAGCTTGTCATACCACTCGTCGAACCGTCCATCCTCTAAGATGGCTTGCTTCAGTTCCTTGCTCTGGCGTAGACGAACGTTATTGTCCAGACCCATAAGGTCTTGAACTGTTTCCTCTACAGCCTCTTCAAGCATAGCCATACCAACACGCTTACCACCCCTGCCCCACTCTAATAGGAGCTGACGGACGAAGGTAGACTTACCCATGCCCGACCCTGAAGTCACCATGATAAGCTCACCAGCTCGCGCACCGAGGGTCATCGCGTTGAGTGTTGTGCATGACGAGAACATGAGACCTTCAGTCTCTGCCTTAAGCATTGCCTCTCGTGTGCGGTCCTTCAGACTTGCTGCTGATACCACTCCAGCCGGGACGAAAGGTTTAGCGTTCCAGATAGCATCGGTGATGGCCTTGAAGTCCTTGGCCTGAAGTGCAGCGTTGGCGTCTTTATATCCGTTGATGAACGCAACCTTAACACGACCTGCTGGTAATACTGGAGCTGCATCCTCAATAGCCTGACGACCCGGTTCATCCATGTCGAACATCAAGATTATCTCTTCGAACTGGTCGAGATACTCAAGGTTAGCAGCCATCGCTTTCTTCGCAGACTTGGCGCCTAACGGAAGCGAGACCACAGGATACTTCCCGTCCTGCACCTGAGCAACAGACAAAGCGTCTATCTCACCCTCAGTGATGACTATCTTCTTACCACCGTTCCAGAGCTGAGAGCCGAACAACATGTCAGACTTGACACTACCGATAGCCGTGAAGTTCTTCTCAGCGTCTCGGACTTTCTGTCCTACCTTGGTCCCGGACCTGTCGTAATAATCAGCGACCTGAACCATCTTGCCACCCATGTTACCCACCCAGTAGCTGTACTTCTTGCATATCTCCATGCTTAGACTACGGGCTGGTAGTGGGACATATCGTCCAGCGTTCTCACCGAACGTTAACAGATTGCTCACTTGCTTTCTACCTCCTGAGGGTGTGTATCCCTCGGTCAACTCCATGTCTCCTTTCTTCCATGCGACTGAAGGGTCACAGGCGAAGCAGTACATGTGCCCATCTGAGTAAACACCATTGGCATCCGAGGACCCACAGTCTGGACACTGGGTGTGGTACAGAAAGACACTCTCGTCGTCTTTGTCATCGTATGACATTGGTCACTCCTTAATCACAAACGCGAACAGAGGGACAGGACTCATTGTCCCATCCCTAAGGTGATAGTTTAGGCTTTGAAGAACTGAGCCAACTGGTTGGCTTTGGTGTCAGCTTGACGTGCCTTCATGCCCGCTTCCAGTGACGCTATGTTCAACTTGTCAGCCCGCAGCAAAGCATCAGCCCGCAGCAAAGCAGTCTTCTTTTCTACCTTTCGTTCCAGAACCGCAGCACGACGATAGCCACGCACCACCAGACGACCGAGAAATTCGATAAGTTTAATCATTTAGTTGTTCTCCTTTAGAGTTTATTAACCGTGGTCAGATGTAACCAGTTCATTCTTGGTCCACCATCGCTTCACGTCGAAACTCGGACAGGCTTTGGCTGCTACTGAATGATGGGCCATTAGCTCTGCATTAGGGTACTTACTCATAAGCTCCTCCAGCTTGATGCGTAGGGAGTTCATCTGAGCAGGAGTGAAGTTAGCTTCAAACTTGCCCTTAGCGTCAATTCCACCTACAAGGCAGACGCCTACAGACCGTGAGTTCCAGTCCTTAACGTGTGACCCTACGACATTGACCGGGCGACCCTCTTCCACAGTACCATCGCGCTTGATGATAAAGTGGTAGCCTACGTCCAGCCAGCCTTGCTGCTTGTGCCACATACGGATGGTCTCTACCCCGATGTCCATCTCTGGCTTGGTAGCCGAACAGTGAACGAAGATAGCGTCAGTCCGGGACCGTGGGTTGAATTGCACCTTACTCACCATCATACACCACCAGTTCTACTACCACTAGATTCAGGTGCTGGGTGAATCTTTGTGCGTCCGTGGTGTGCATCTGGAGACGCTTATGATTGAAGACGTGTGAGTTGCTAATCTTCACGTAAACTTCGTCAGGCTTGCCGTGGACGATGAACGTCTGATCCACGGCAATCTTGTCGATTGTCAGGCGCTTACTGGTGATGGAAACTTCAGGAACCGCAGTCACAGGGTGGACTTCAGGTTTCACTTCCTCAAAGCGCCAGCGGAACATACCGTTGATGAATTCGTGGTTCTCTTCGGTAGCAACAAAGGTCTCACCAATTGGCGCGCAGTACTTGCTTAGCATTTCCGCAACGGAACGGTTCCAAAACGTATTTAGAACACGATAAGTCTTACTCATCACTTAACTCCTTTCTTCTTTGGAATGAGTATACCTGAAGGCATACGTACAGTCGCCTCTCGAAGCCACTCAACCGGGATGAATTTATCGGCAAACTTAAAGCCGTTCTTTTCGCACCATGCGCCATACGTGGTCGGAGACCCTTTGTATAACTTGGAGCGTGAACTTGAGAACACGAACCGAATGTCTAACTCTGGGTGCTGTTCTTTAATCAATAAGTGCTTCTTACGGTCTTCCACTGCGAAGATTCCCTTGGTCTCCACAATGATGCCATTTGGTAGCACAAAGTCTGGACAATAGGTATGAAGGGATTGAGGGATTGTGTACGCTATTTTATACATCTCGTACTCAGCCTTAACCCCGTTCTTCTCCAGCCACTCTTGGTTTTTTGCTTCCAGTCCAGACCGATAGATTCCTACCGAGTGTCCTCTACTCATGCTACGTGTCGCCATGTTTCTCTCCTTAGTATCTTACCTATTGTTGGCTGAGACACTCCGTAGATTGTGGCGAGTTGTCGCTGAGTAAGGATCGAAGACCTAATTTCCTTGACTTTAGTGTCAGTAAGTTTTGACATACCGCACTTCTCTCCCGGAACATGAGGAGGGTTTACACCGCGCCCCTTGTTACGCATGTCCTGAAGGTTATCCAATTGGGTCCCTACAGTAAGATGCTCAGGGTTACAACACAGCGGAGTATCACAGGTGTGTAACAGAACGCCATTAGGTTCTTCACCTGTAATAAGCTCGTAGGCTACGCGATGTGCAAGCATGGTTTTTCCATTGTACCTAATCTGACCGTAGCCTTTGTTGTTAACGCAGCCAGTGAAAAGCCAGCAGCTACCTGAAACCACAAGTCTCTGCTTAAGGCTTTCTACTGTAGCCATTAGAAGTCGTAATCGCCACCAGAGTTGGAGTCGTCACCACCTTCGGAACAATCGTCACCAAAGTCATCATCCCCGAAGTCACCATCGGTTGACGCTTTGTATCCAGTGCCTAGGTCTTCATCATCACCCCAGCCGCCATCTCCACCAGCGCCATCACCTTTCCATTCCTTCAGCTCTACCAGAAGGCAGGACTCAAGCTGGAGCTTAACGCTTGCACCAGTCGCAGCGTTCCACTTGAACGGTAGGACTTTAAACTTTACCTTCAGCTTTGAGCCAGCGCCAATATTCGGGACGTCACGGATTAACTTAGCATCGGTGTCGTAGAACCGTAATACGATAGGCTCTGACTTACCATCCTTCAGGTAAGACGCAAAGCATTTGAACTTCATGGTAACAGTGCCATCACCGTTCTCAATCCACGGCATGTCGCCTTCACGCGGTTCAATAGGCTTCTTGCCACGCTGAACCTGAGGTGGGTTCTTCTCGTGGTCTGCGAGTGCTTTTGCATACGCATCGTCGTGAATCTTCTGTAAGACATCAATCATCTTACGGACCTTCGGGTTGCGCAGGTCGAATGTCAGGTTGACTTTGTGTTCACCACGCTCGTTAAACTTGGTGTCTGCTTTGTTAAGCCATGCGTAAGGCTCAACGATACCAGCTACCGGAGTGGTGAAAGTCTTCAGTTGCTCTTTAGCCATCGGTGTAAATCTCCTAATTTAAAAGTTACGAACTGGACGTCTGTCCTACAGTGATAGTTTAGGTCTCAGGACGAATCCGTCCGACCACAAACCCAGCGTCCTCATACTCTTGGGACTTCAGGGTAGCCTCTTCAAGAGACTTTGCGTACACCGGGACCTCGAAGGACTGAACGCTGCCCTCAAGCTCCACGATGTATTTCTTCTCTACGTCAGTCATAAATCTCCTTGTCGAGAATCTCTTCCAGCTTAACAAGTTCCTCTTTGGATAAATCAGTGAAGTCCACGTACTCCTTAATAAGCTGGCACACAAAGTTAATCTGGTCTTGGTTCATAAACCGCGCTCCTTCCATTGGTTGTATAACGTAATGTAGTCCGGGTTGAGAGTCTTCTCGTACATCTCCCTGCACCACTCACTCGGCAGCATAGCACTTACCTTTATGCAGGTCGAACAGATCCTGATAGAAGGCTGCTTTGTTCAGGTCCTTCTCCATAGTAGCCAGCTCTGACTTCTTGCCAGCCCGGAGTCGATACTTCAGGACGTTACCCATGCAGAACCCACGGAACTCACTCACAGTCATTGACCGTGCGATAATCTCAATGGATTCCACTCCGTCAAAGACTTGATAGTGAGATGGCTTGCGAACCTCGTCATTTTTACTACACGCGTCGGCGATGACGCTGAAAACATCACCACAGTCGCACGGACCGAAGCTAAGGACCGAGCGGCACCACTCCTTGTGCTTAGCCATTTACCACCTCCTTCACGAACTCAACTAACAGACGAACGCGTGGCCACTTGGTGTAGACCACAGGTACGTTGGTCTCACGCTTTTGGCGAGCCTCTTCAGCTTTTCCCGGAGTAATCAGAGCGTAGACTGTAGGTGACAGCTTAACGGCCTTCCCGAAGTAGCCCAGCTTCTCGTCTCGCTTAATGCAAGCGAACGGATTGTTAGACAGGTGGAATGTACCGGTATAACGATTGAACATTAAGTTCTTAAACATGTCGGCCTCCTTAGGTCGAAGTTATGGTTGTCCTATAGTGATAGCTTAGGGTCAGGATGGTGGCCCAGACGCAAAGAAACCCAGCAGTCCTAAGACCACTGGGTTGACATTTAGTTAAATCTTGACTGTAGGATTATCCTCAGTCCCTCGCCATTGGTAGAATGACGGATGTCGCAAACTTCCATCTGGTGTCTCCTCCATGTAGGTAATCTGACAGGCCCAACCTTTGTAGTAATCTGGGTCTGACTTTACGTTCTCTGTGAACTCGGACATAAGGGCGCGACTAATGTTAGTTGCGGAGACCTCCATCCCGTTCTCGAGCATAACGTCGAAACCAATTACTAGACCTTCGTTTGCGAGACCTTCGGTTCCCCATACCGGGCGAACAACGTGACCGTCTGCCTCTTCGCTGGGCTTCATTTTCCACATGCCTGACTTCTTGCCACGCTTGTACTTACCCAGTGGGTCCTTGACCACCAGACCCTCATGTCCTTCAAGACGCTTCTGTTCGTACAGGGAGTTGAGCGACTCAAGGTCGTAGACCGTGTGTGACTCAGACAGAACCCAGTCGATTTCCGGGAAGTATTTCTGGAGGAGAGGGACGATAGCTTCGGCCTTCAGGCGTGTGACGCTATGGATAGGACCTTCTGCTTTCGGGTCGGCAATGGTTGTCATGTCGACAATACCATAAACCACAACCTTAAGTCGTGACCGGGCGGCCCAGAACGGGACCTTCTTGCCACGGTCCGGATAACATTCAGCGAACTCCTCGTTGCTGGGCTTGAGCCACTTGGTTCGAATGAGGCCTGAGGACGTATTAAAGTCCACACCCTTGACCATGACCTCGCCATCAATCATTAGCCCGATACCTTCATAGCCAACTTGACGAAGGAACCACCGCCAGTCAGCCTGAGTCCACGCATTGCCTAACTCAGAGTTCATCCACTCCAGTGCTGGCAGCGGTTTAGACTCACGACTTAACCAATAGGTCTCACCCTCTCGCAGCACCGGAAGATTCAACCGGACACCATCGTACTTCACTTCAGCTTCCAGCGACCCAGCAGCTTCCAAAGCCTTCTTAATGCCAGACTCAGAGTAATCTACAGCGCGGTGCGGGTTGGTTTTGATAGTCATAGTCATTATTTCCAGCTCCTATAAGCATTCAGTTGCTGCAAGCACCATTGCTCACAGCTAAAGATTTCGTGTTCGGTGAACTCGCGGGATACCAGAGGCTTCCCGTCTGCTTCCATGATGCTTACCAGAATTTTCCGGGAGCACGACAGGTCATCCATTCTGACCTCAAGTCCTGCCTCACTCATCTCGCGGTGGGTCCGGCCCAACGATGACCACTGGCTCGTGGACGCATCAAATAACCAACGTCTGCTCATTCCTTATGCTCCTACGAAGTATTTCTCTTGGTTTACCAGCGAGTCTTTACCTTCAGCGTTACGGAAAGCACCTTTGACACCACCACCACGTTTAGTCTTGTTCAGCTTGCGGCCCTTCGGGATGTAGCCTTCAGTCTGCTGACGTTCACGGATGCGCTCGAAGTTGATAGCGTTCTGATACATATGGTTAAATCTCCAGTAGTTTATTAGGGTTAATCATGAAGGCCACGACTTTGAGTCATGACCTTGAGTCTAATCCTATAGTGATAGTTTAGGTTAACCTCTTCTTCGTTGGATTAAAGTGAATAATGCGAGTGCTCCTAGCCACAAGTCCAGTAACTGTAGGTCTGTCATTTGGTCTGCTCCAGCTTGGACACTGCGTCTTTCAGGTATTTCTCGTGGCTGGATTCCACAAGATAGACGAGGGTCTTGAATGGGACGTTAAGCTGTTTTGACATCTCGGTAGGAATGACCGTGGTCTTCACCAGACCCTTGCCGTTGTGTTCTGTTACGGTCACGATTTGAGTCCCACCATTAACGCCGGTCTGCTTGTGTGCAAATTTCATAACTCTCTCCTGTTAAGCGAATGCATAGTCTGAAGACAAGACGTCTTCGATATTCAGTTTACCTTTCTTCGGAAGCTCTGGCAGCTTGTCGCGCTGGCTCTCATGAAGCTGGTATTCAAACTGCTCATAGAAGTCAAGCAGCACATCGTTGTCGCGGTAGGTCTCGACCATCGTCTCACGGACGCCACGGAACAGATACTCAGCGTCAGCCGGGATGGTACCGAAGCTATCGTGAATCACTGCGAATGACATCACGCCATACTTGCGGTGAGTGTGGACTACAGTCTTGCGTAGGTGGCTACCATCTTGTGAGTGGACGAAGTTCGGGCTAATGCCTGACTCCTGCTTGTGCTTGTCCAGCTCTTTCTTCATACCTTTATTGACTGTAGGCTGAAGGTTGAATGACCCTAAGAACATCAGGTTCAGACGAGTGGTATCCTTCTTGCGGTATTCCTGCCAGACCGGGAACCCATCAGGTGTGACCCAGTGTACCGGAAGGCAAGGCTTCAGTATTTCTCCAGTCTTCTTGTCCTTCACTTCAGCAGCCAGCAGCTTGGCAGCACCTTGAAGCCACTTCATCACGTCAACCGCAGCAACTACGGTCCCGCTCACAGCTTCCCAAATCATCTTAGCCATGAAGCGAGACGCTTGGCTTGGCTCGGTGAACATAGCTCCAGACCCTGAGTCAATCGCTGGCATCACGATGTCATCGTATACTTGGTCTGCGAATCCGTACTCTTTCGACCCGTAGGCCAGAGTCATGACTGAACGCTTAGGGACCTTACGTGACATACCGTAGGTCAGCCACTGACGGGCCAGCTCTCGTGTCCCCAGCTTGAGACGCTCGGTAATCTCACCAGTTTTCTTGTCCTCGTGAGTCACAACCTCGTTATCTGTACCGTTAACCAGCAGGACTTTAAGCTCCTCCTCAATGCGATCAGACACGATGCGGTAGATGTCTTGGACCTTACCGGATGGCGTCAGGTTCACTGCATGTCCACCAATGTGGTCACGAAGCATCGCGCTGAAGTGCTGAATCCCAGAGCAGGACCCATCGAACGCTATCGGCAGCGAGCAGGAGTAAGACAAGCCGTGGTGCATTACGCCAGCATACTCGAAGCAGAACGCAAGGAAGCAGAACGGAGAGTCTAACTTGCCCCACCACTCAATGCTATCCATCGGTGCCTTAGCAGCAGCCATGATGTTGTCGTGGTTATCTTCCACCCACTTGATGCGCTCCTCGAAGGTGACTTTATCGACACCCGCACAGTTTGCACCGTGGACCTTCAGCCATTTGAAACCATCAGCACCAATAGGCTTACCGACTGCCAGAGTAAGGAGACCCTTCTGCATGTCGTTACCCTGAGGGTTGAACATCGGTACAGCGTAGACTCGACCGCGCCAGTCCATGTTGTATGGGAACCAGATGGCCTTGAACTGAGAGAACTTGTTCGCTTGGTTAACGATAAAGCTCAGTGACAATCTGCGTGACTGCCGGGCCTTCTCTCGGCGGTAGATACCGGCAGCAGCTTTCTTCCATGCCTTGAGTTCCTCTTCAGTCTCACCCACATAGTCTTCAGGCTTCAGTGGCTCCATCTGAGGGATGTCGTCAATAGGCGTGTTGTTCAACTTCTCGACCATGTTCACCACGTCCAGAACCTTCTTGTTCACTTTCCAAGGTGTATTCTGGATGATGTTGACAGCGTCATAGACTTCAGGCATGTACACGTCTTCGTAACGTGCCACCGCAGACTTAGACCCTAAGCGAATCAATGGTAACGGTCTGCGACCTTTGGCCCAGTACCCGCCGCCTACGACACCCGTCCACGGCTTAGGTGGAACGACGCAAGGCTGATAGACTGGTGCGATACCCGCAAGGCTGAATCCACGTTGTGCCATCTTCTTGACCCAGAAGTCTGACAGGTGGACCATCTCAACATCAGCCGCTGCATTGCCAGCACCATAACGCTTAAGCTCGACCAGTTGTGTGGACTGGATGACAATCTCAAGCATCTTGATGCCAACATGGACCGCCTCGGTCGGACTCCAAGTTCCCCACGCATCTTCCAGTTGACCCTGCTCCAGCATGGAGGCCTCAACCGCTTGCATGTAGGCTTTCTTGTAGGATGCCCCAGCTCGCTTGTTCAGGTTCTCAGCTATCGCCTTCTTGAAGTGCTCCTTCTCCTTGTCACGGATGCGACCGAAGCGGATTTCGTCCTCAAGTGTGCGACCTATCGCTGAGGCCATCGGTGTAATCGGTATCCCTTCAGGCTTGACCAGCTTGGAGAGGATGACCTTCAGTATAATAACTGCAGCAGACTCGCAAGAGATACGCAGAGAGCGGTCCTTGACGGCCTTCTCTTCAGTGCTCAACATGGTGAACGCTACGCTAGGACGAGAGGTTGACAGCTTCCCGTCTGGACCTTCATGCCACTCCCGAACGGCTTGCGCAATCTTAGGGACCAGAGTCTGCATCAAAGGCTTGGCGACCTGATTGTCTGCCAGTTCCCCGCGCTCTGTCTGGCGCTCAAGGTTCTTGATGAAACGTCGCTCGCCTTCAGTGTATGCCTCATGCTCAAGCTGAAGCTGCTTGACTGCAAGGTCTTGCCCGTAGTGGTCAGCCAGCAGGTTAAACGGCTCAATGGCGTTCGACACATCAGAGAAGTCGTGTTTGTCAATAGAGATGACGCTCATACTTAAAGTCCTTGTTATTAGTCTTTCACTTAAAGTCTCTTTGGTCTTTCACTTGGAGTCTTAGACCTTGAGTCCTATAGTGATAGTTAAGTCAGAATCACTTGCATATCAGTTGGTTAGCGTGAAGATGACTGAAGTCACCATGAGTCGTGTGCTTGATGGTTGACCGTTGGTCTATCGCCGTCCAGCCTGAGACCAGAAGTTTACCATCGTCAGTGATTGGTCGTCCACCATACGCCAGACACATCAGTTCGGACTTATGTCCCTCGGCCCTGAGCCTTGCTTGCAGTACCCGGTCGCGCTCCTGCTGTTGACGTTCTGAGTGACTTGAGGTCCCGTGACGGTAGCCCGTAGCCAGTGCTGAAAGCAGATTAAGGTCTGCGTCAAGTGCATGGACCAAGTTGATGCCATAAGATTTACTCATTACAGTTTGCTCCCAAGAGTTGCTATATCCCAGACGTTCGCTAAGTTGCGCATGAATCGTCCGTTAGGTTGGCGCACAGTCCAGCGACCCAGACGTACATAGTTGAATTTGTAGACTTTACGCGCTTTGTTGATGTCTCTCACCAGCACGTAGACTATAAGTCCATAGCCTATGGCTATCAATAGTGCGATACTCATAGTGATTTCCGTTTAATACAATCGTATATACCATAACCCATCATCCAGATAACTGGCGCTAGGCATACCCAGTAACCGATGTTCATAGTTAACTCCTATCAATGTAAGTGATAATCTTTGAGGCCACCTATCAGTCAGATGACCTCTCGTCTATCACTCCTACACTTCCACCTCGATGGTTGTCATCTTGGTCACAGTAAGACCACCAGCAAGCTCAACCGCATAGCGTATCGCCTCCTCTTTGGACTTGAAGTCCTTTCCCGCAAGGTGGTATATGTCCCCTGTTATTACCTTAGATGGCCTGCGACTTACCGCAATAGCGTTTTCCATGGTAAGCTCACCACGGCTATACTGAGTAAACCAGCGCTTCACCGAACTCGTCCCCACCCCGAACTTTTTGGCGGTTTCCGTCACCCTATCTATAACTCCCTCAGGCAGGGAGGTGTAGTAGTTAACAACGTTGAGTTTAAATGCTACCGAGAATACATTGCGAGTTTTAGCAGTCATTATTCTTTCCTTCTGTGGTTGTCAAGTGGTAATCACTCAGGCCACCATGTAGATGACCTGTAGTTTAACACTCAGTACCCACCTGTCAGCGTTATGGTCAGACTTTGGTGATTAGCTACGTAGCAAGCACCACGCTTCATCATCTCGTAGCACCCATTGTAGAACGCCTGTTCACTGCTATAAGTTATCTGGTACATAGTTGCTTGTCCTCAGCGCGTAAGCTGTCGTATAGACGCTTGCGGCCCTCGTAGACCTCTTTCAGGTGACGCATAGTCGCATCGTGGTTTAACTGCCCGGTCTTGACCATAAGCCTGGCGTTGGTGACGTGGTGCTGGCAGAGACCATAAGTTAACATCACTCGCAGTCCTCCTCGTCGCTCTCTTCAGCCTCAAACCAGACCACATCCGAGCTATCGAGCACGTCATTATATAGCGCCTCATAGATGCGAGCTTGCAATATACGCGTTACGTCCTTGGTCTCAGGCATCAGCCCAGAGTCTTCGAACTCGTGGTCTATACCATCAGCAGCCATCACCGTGAAGATCTCGTGGTAATAGTGCGGAACCTGACTGTCTACGACTTCATGCAGCGCATCATGGTAGTCATCGCCTTCAGCTATTTCGTCGTACTGAATACGCTCGTTAAAGGCCTCAACGGTTGCAGTCAGCAGCTCATAGTATGCGTTAGCGTTACGTTCCATAGTTATATCCTCTCAGTTGTTAGTGACCATCAGTCAGGGCCTTCAGATGTAGACTCAAAGACCCTGTAGTTAGTCGCTATCGGCGCACATTAAGAGTTTATCCAGATTGTTAAAGAGCATTCCCTTCAGTCAGATGACTTCAGGTAGACCATTTCAGTGTTGGTCGTCACCGTTGTTTCGATGTGGTACAGCTTACATCTTATCGTTACTGCTTGTCAACTACTTTCTGTCATCTGCCTGTTGTTCGTATGACTTATCAGGTTGTCTACTTAACCGGGATGACCCGGCGTCTTCACTATCCGGTTGTTGCCGTGTCGTGTTGACGGAAGCTATTAAGCCATAGTCTAGACCTATAGTCAATAGGAAATCTTAAATAATATTGATTAAGCTATCGTCGGCCCCATGGCGTAAGAGGATAGTCTTTGACTAACATGTATTAGACCTTAAGTCTATAGCTTTGTGTCTATTAGACTGTAGGTCTTTGACTGTAGGTAATGGCTTTACCGATGGTCGGTGACTGTAGGTTGTAGGACTGTAGGTTGTTGAGACCTATGGTTATACAGATAGGGACTCAGAGACAGACCAATAGTCCCTACCTATCGTCCTGACCTCCAGCCATAGCCTCTACCTATCGTTGACCAATAGTCCCACCTATCGTTGACCAATAGTCCCACCTATCGTTGACCAATAGTCCCACCATCTGTCCAACCCTTATGATAGACTGGAGGTAGGGGCCACCCTTTGTCTGGACTGAAAGAGGGCCTATGGGGAGACTTGAGGTTCTTGAACTGTGAGATGTGGTCTCAAACTTTTGGTATAAAACTCATCGAAGACTGTAGGTGGCAGCTACTGTAGGTCAAGGACCGTAGGTCAGGCGACACTAGGATAGACCAATAAGTAGGATGACCCTAAGTGAGATTCTATTAAGGTGTTACCTAAAGTCCTTGACTACAGTATCTAAGGTCAGTAGAGTAGCGTCAGCTATGAACTGACCTTAGGTCTTCAATGCGCGTATTCCCACTCCGTCTGATAATCTTCATCAGAGAACGACCCATAAGACTCCTCGTCCATCCCTACCTCCTTTCGTTGATTGTTACCATGATTGCGTTAATTACACTGAGACACCAGAGAACATACGAGAGTCTCGACCCACCCGACCCACTGACTTCCAGCAGTAACGCCAGCAGCAAGTAGAACAGCAGTAAGAAACCTATATGTAGCTCGATTGGTCGCCAGAGCTTTAAGTACAGCTTTGGTCTTTGCCATATGCTACATACCTCCTGTATCTATGGTCTGTGACTATCTGTATTGGAGGGATTATGATTAATATCACCCTCCTTCCATCGGTGCAAGCCTTAGGTAAGAACTCGGAGTCTGCCTCCTAAGGTCTTGCATAAAGTCTGCATATGTATATTCACTACAGTAATACTATAAGTAACCGGGGGTCTTCCCTATAGTGATAGTTAAGTCCAAACTCCTTGTAAAACAGTAGGTTAGACTGGTAGTAACTATAGGTTACTAACCGCGTATTAATGCAGCTTTCACCAATAGTTATTCATTCATCTAGTGGAACGTAACGTAGGACCCTAGTCCCAGCTCGTCGTCCGTATCGTGAGTTACCCGGACCCCATTGTCCCAGAACTCAGTGTGGATGGACTCGAAGCCTTTCCGTGGGTTCTCCATCTGTTCCTCCAGCCACTCCTCAGTGACTTCACGTTCGCCTTTGTTGGCATCCTTAGCCATCGACTCAACGAAGAACTGTACACCGATAGCCAGCGCATCAAGTCGGTCATCGTGTGCCAAGGCTCCACGTTCACGAGAGATACGGGTCATCTGGTAGAAGAGAGAGTAGATAGGGTTACGAACACCATCCTTGTCAGAGGCTGTCTGGTAGTCTTGGACGATAGCAGCAGCGTTAACGATAAGTCGGTGAGACCCCATGATAGGCTCCAGAACGTCACAGATGCGGAGTTCTTTCTGACCCTTACTCTTCACTTCAGTTACAGCAGCAGGATGGATACGGGCCGCTACAGGCTTGAATAGCTCAAGGTACATACCATCACCGAAGTTACCCTCAATGACGTATTCGTTGACCTTCCACTTATGACCAATCTTAGCCAGAGCTTCCAGAGTAGAGTCTTCGTATCCACCACGCATACCACCAACCTCCATAGCGAAGATGTAGCCGTTGAGCTGGTACAATACCGCATAACCAGTTTCATCCTTACCACGACCACTAGGGTCAATGACCAGAATCTTCTGGGTGTATGAGCTGAACGCAGAACCTACAGTCTGATACGTGTGGTACGAGTCACCAATGAGTCCAACGTTAGGAACGTCCTCACGCTTGTTCTGATGGTTCGGCAACCATTGGTAGACCATTGGGCTAGACGCTGGGTCTAAGTCCGCTACGATAAGGTCACGGAGCTTCAGAGGGTATTTCTCGGCATCACTCAGGTTCGGGTTAAGCATGAACTGTAGAGCGAAGCCAGCTTTACCGTAGGACAGCTCACGTTCCTTCAGGTCAGTATCGTCGAATCGAACTTCATCGGTCGGACGCCAGTAGAAGGCCTCAGGGTCCTCTTCAAGCTCTGCCTGAAGCATAGGAGCCAGACGGTCTCCGTAAGACTGCCAGTCCTTCCTGTCGCGTGGATAACGAGCAGGCCAGATAGTAGTGGTGTATCCACGGCCTTCTAGCTCACGATACAAGGTCATCTCGTTCTGAGGAGTACCCAGATAGATGATTGTACCTCCCGGCTTCAGGATAGCGTCGAACTCTTTCACAAGCTCTGACAGGCGGTCTCTTGCAGCCTGAGTCGCTGAGTTGTTCGGAACCTCAACGTCATCGGCAATCAGGATGTCAGCACGACTACCAGTCAACTGACCAGTGATACCAACTGACTTAACAGAAGGTGAGTGGTCAGGCTTGGCTGGCCCAACGTCGAAGCTAATAACCGCATCTCGCTGTCCCTGCTTAGGTTTGAGTTCCTGAAGCTGAGGCATGAGGTCGATGATTCGCTTGATGAATATGGAGTTAGCATCAGCTCGTTCCTTTGAGGCAGACACAATCATGAACTTCAAGTCTGGGTTGTTCCATAGTTTCCAGACCACGAATGCACACGTAATGAAGGACTTCCCGATACCACGGAACGCCTGTAAGATGAAACGCCTGTTGTCCCCAGCCGATAGTTTCTTCGCCATGTCAATCTGACAGCGAGTCGGGACTGGGAGTGACAGAGCTTTCCATAGAACAAACAGGAAGAACACGAAGTCTGCCTTCATACGGGCAGTCATTAGCGCCTGACGCGCCACTAAGTCTTTACTCAAGGTCTCACCTCCTTAGTTACCTTAAACCCAATCATCGTCGGGTTCTTACCGGAAGTCAGGGCCTCAGTAGCAACCCTGTAGGCAGACTCAATGCTTGTATAACGCCACCCAAGCATCTCAGAGCCGTCCAAGAACAGGTAGGTAGTCTTCCACATCATCTGGTCTCCTTATCTTGCTGTAAGGCTCTCACAGTGTCCTGAAGGGCCTTAATCCATTTGTCTCCTTTCACTCCGATGGCGATAAGACGTTTAGCGTCTCGTTCGTCAAGTTCGGCGTAACCATCAATGACGCATCGACCGTCACTTTGCGTGGTTCCACTCGTTGGTTTGACTCGGATGCGCAACCGCTTATTGTCAGACTGAAGGTCAGCAATAATCCTATCAGTGCTGCCTTCCAGCGAGGACATTTCGTCCTGAAACCGTTTGGACACCTTGTTGACTTCAGCTTGGACAGCAAGTCTTGTATCCTCCGATGCCTTAAGATTCGAGGTGTATTCTGCATTGACCTTAGCCTCCCACTTATTGTTAGCGGTGTGGTAGCCGCCAGCAAACATCACTGCTGCAAGTAGCCACGGAGCCGCTCTCTTTAAAAATTCGAGCATAGTTGCCCTCCCAGTTTTCCAGATTTCACGTAGCGTTACCTACGATAGTGTTAATCATAAAGGCCACCTACTACATGTAGATGACCTTGAGTCTAACACTTAAGAGATATTACTGTACTCCATATCCAGTGTCATTATCTTCCGTAGCGGAGAGCACCTTATCGTACTCTGCGTTCAGGGCCTCCATATCAGCCAGCGTCTTCTCGTCCACAGACACCTTGCTTAACACAAAGTTGTGACGAGCTAGCAGCTTCTCAATGGCGTTGTAGAGCTGAGGTGAACGCTTAGAGTCATCCCGCAGGTCTTGCAGCATGAGTCGAGCACGTTCAGTATCCAGCATCAAGAGGAACTTCTCTAAGTCCATCTGCGTCATGTTTTACCACCTCCTTTAATCGTTTTGTAGACTAGCACACCAATCTGGACAACGGTGTACGCGATAGCTGCAACGTAGAACCATTCGTTCAGTGTAAGTCCGAAGAAGAACCGACTGGCACCATCAGCCGCAGCGGTCCCGACGATAGGAGAGGCTTTAAGGACCTCATTCTTGAAGTCTAACTCAATCATAAAACCTCCAGTTTAAAGCGGGACGTCCGTGACCCAAAGTTGTTACCTTACGTTGGTCAGCGTGTAGTTAGCCTATAATGAGAAACTAACACCGCCGAAGCTGGGTTTTGATTATGCACTATTAGCGGGTCTGTCTAAGTACCATCCATAGTTTGTTTTAGTCAATTGTATAAGCTCCCCGTTTGTTTTGTATTGAGTAACACCAGACGCCGTATTGTACATTATCCTCTCATTAACATTAACGCCACCTCCTTGTTTGACAAGGGTAACTACTGTACGTGACGAGAGTGGGAGTATACGTATTGTTTTGCCTACATACCCACCAGTTATTTTAGTGATCGCCGAGCCAGAGGCCCCCGAATCGAGATACAATAAATCCACCGCATCGGCATCAATGGTAGAAACAACTGAGTTTACGGTAGAAGTTGTTGCAGCGTTTTCCCTTACGAAAGACGAGCCATTCCAGCGGTACATCAACCCATCCGACAGACCAATAACCTTCTCATTAACCCCAATATCAGGCGCGTAAGTTTTAGATGTATCCACTATTTTAAAAGTACCGCAAAACGGAACGGGGATAATATTCGAGCCAGTTAAACGGTTAACTGTATATAGGGAGTTATTGACAGTCCATTGCCTACCATTCCATACACTCATGAAAGCCCCTGACGACAAAAGAACCGTAGAACTATAGCCGGTTTCAACATGCGCAGATTCAGACAATAACCCTTTATCTTGTGGGTTACTGAAATCGTCAGTGCAATCAAATAGTCTTAAGTTAGCGCGCCCCTCGAATTTTCCTGTAGAACCAACAGGGGCCACAACGAAAAGATAATCCTTATCAAAACCATAATCAGGGCCAACGCGTAAGAACGACGCCATACAGTTAGTGGTAGGGAACTGCCCTTTTACAACCCACTTTCCACTAGAATCTTGCATTAATAGCTTTTGAATGGCTATTGTGTACGACTTAGTAGTGGTATCCGCAGCACGCTCAATAGCGAAAGGCGTTCCGTCATAAAAATTTCCGAAACCAATTTCACCACCAGATGTGCCTATAGTATCGGTATCTGTGTCTTTCCTGACATCTTCACCATAAATATAATTGCCGTCTTCGTCAGTAGTTATATACCCTTCTACAATACCTGAAGAAATAGTAGTAAGGTAGTAATAGGGTATCGCAGGCCTGCCATTAATGTATCCTACTTGCGTTGGTGCGATAGATGAGAAATACGCACCTGCAGGCTTAACGGCGGATGTAATATCAACTGGCGCACTCCATGTCTCCCCCCGATCTTTAGATACGCAATATTCAATAGTGGATGTGTTGTCCGGGTTTGTGCCTTGTTGTGCGTGACCCCACCCCGTAATCCCCTTCATTGATGTAAAGAAACAATACAAATAGCCATCAAGATTATTCAGGAATAGTACCGTTTCAGATGTGGCATACCCTGGACCTTTGTTAACAACAGTTCCAGTTGTCCAGTTCACACCGTTATCATCAGATATTAGGTAATCGATGTGCATAGGTGTACCGTCCTGTCCTGGGTCAATATTGGCACCATCCTTCACTGTGTAGATGCATACCACCCTACCACCTGGAAGTGATACCGCTTTTGGTGCAAAGTTAAATACATTCTCTACATAAGTTTGCAACTGTAAGCTCAAATTATTGTTAAAGCTTCTTGAGTGTTTATTCCCAAAAGTGAAATTAAATCTATTTTTTGCAAATGATAGCCTTTTGTAAAGCTCAAAATCTTTATCCTTGACCGCTCCGTTAACTAAATCAACTCCGTCATCACCAGCTAGGTCACTTCTTAAACTTGCATCGCCAACACTAACCCATGCGTCAGATGATTTAGGAGTTGAACCAGCAGGAACGTTCTTTGGAAGAGTACCGTCCCAGCGGTAATACTCACCATCCTCTTCCCATAGCAGGACCTCGTTCCATTTTGTAACGTTGAAGCCTTTCTCGAAGGAGCGGCGGGTAATATAGCCAAATAGACCAGCTTCCTTTATACTAGCAGCGATTCGGCGTGCTTCATCCTCGCTATCCTTAGCGTTGCCAGCAGAGCTACCAGCAGCCTCGGCATACTCCTTCGCCAAGTCAACCGTTTGGTCTCGACCTTCTTCTGCAATATGGATAGCCTGAAGCTCTGCATTGGTCAGGTCAATAGCTGTTAAGACTGAGCCATTCCTGAAGTCTACCACTAAGTCAGTTCCAGTCTGACGGTGAATACGAACGATGTCAAAACCTGATTGGTCAACCAACATCTCAATCATCGTTGGGTTAAGGAATCGGTAATCTCGACCAACTTCCAGTACACGGTTCAGGGTAGGGTTAGAGCTATTCACCAGCGTAACAACAACAAACGTTCTGGCTAGGTAGTCGAACTCGATCCTGTACCGAGTGCTTCCTGAAGGGAATTGTGTAATCGTTGACATTATGCCTCCTTTGTGATTTAAATGGAGACCTATGGTAGCGCCTCCCGTTTCCTATAGTGATAGTTTAGTCCTTGATGTGGATACCTTGCTCCTCAAACGTTCCAAGCAACAGCTTCTGGGTAATTGGGTCGTTCGGAACCAGTTCACGGAACGTATTATACATCCCGGTCATGTAGTCACGCTCGTTGACACGAGTATCAGCCTTGAGGTAGCCAGCCAAGTTGTAAGCCGAAGCGCCAACGTTAGCAGCATATCCGAAAGCTGGAACCTGCTCCAAGAAGTTACCAACAACATTCATCACAGGGCCACTTGTAGCTGCACCATATGCGATGGCACGTTCAGGCTTCTCTGTAGGCGAACGAGGTAGGATAGACGAACGGAGCATCTTAGTGTCCTCATATCCAGCGATGCCACCCAGAATGTTGGCGACACCAAGTGGTCCACCGAGATGTGAGCTACGGGACAGAGCCGCATATCCAATCATCGTCGGGTCCAGAGCTTGCTTGAGGTAGTCGCGGTCACGACCGTCCTGCATAGCGTAAGCCTTGATGTGTGCCTGAGTCATGTAGTAGATACCAGCAAGACCCATAGACATCACAGTGGACAGAGCAGCGTCCATCGCTCGGTTGTTCTTCGTTGCGTTATAGAAGGTCCGCATGGTACGCCCATTGATGGACTTGATGACGAAGTTCTTAAACTGAAGGACAGTCTTAGCTAGAGGACCATAAGCCTTGGCGTCCATGTTGCTCAGCTTGTGTGGACGAAGCAGTGTCTCGTCAGCGATGGTGTCACCCATACGCCACAGGTCCATAGCCCTTGGGTCCTGACTGAACGCCTTCTTATCCTTGATGATGTGCTTCCCGTCTGGACCACGCGTCACTGACTCACGGATGAGGGACTTAATGCCCTTCCATTGGTCATCCGAGATACCAGCGGTCTTCAGCCATCGGTCATCGAACTTACGCTTACTACCAGTCAGGCTATGCTCCACGATGTCAGACAGGAATCCTTGACGTCCAGCATCTAACAGGTAGTTGGTCGTACCGTTGAGGACTTTAGTGAACGGAGAGCGTACTGCAAGTTCACCAGTGTAATACTTGGCAGTCCCCAGAGCTGTAGCTGTACCACGACCTAGGTCACTGTAAGACCTCAGACGGTCAATGACATCCTGTTTAGACGGACGGATTGAGTCATCCAATTCCTTACCGAAGATGACATTGTGCAGGTCCTTAATCTCTGAGGCCCCCACCTTCTTGTTACGGAAGGCTAGGTCACGGAACATCGGGACTCCATGCAGCAGCGCCCGAACGTTACCACGAGCCAGCATACCACCAATCTCCGTTAAGTTCTGAACACCCATGTAGGCATTCTTAGCGAAGAACGATAGGTCTGTCATTGTGCGCATCACTGTAGCGAAGGCCGCATCATCAGCACCATCACGTCGAGCGCGACCAGTTAGAATCTTCAATGTGTCACGTAAGGTAGATACTTCACCTTTCAACTTACCGTCATCCCCAGCCTTGTTCATCATGGTCTCAACCAAATCCTTCATGTCCTTCGTGGTTTTGCCTGTACCAGCCATGATAGCAATATCGCCATTAACTCGACGGTTGTAGGCCGGGACAATCTTGTCCATGTCCCACTCACGCAGGTTGTTGACACTGAAGGTCTGACCATTAGGTAGGACGATTGACATATCGCTATCGAACAGGTTACGAGCCTCAAGGAAGCTGTTGTTCTCCAGACCAACCAGACCGTTGATGTTCTCTTCCATTACGGATGAACGTTCGAACTGCTCGGTGTGAGAGATACCGTAAGCCTTATCGTTGGCGTACTTATCGACCGCAGCAGCAAGTCCATCTGGAGTCAACGTAGGGTCAGCCTCTAAGAGTGCCTCGTCCACGCGTTTCTTGACTTCAGGTCGAGACGCATAGCTGGTCAACCATGACTTCTTGATGGCCTCCTGCAACGCCTCTGGACTCCCAAGCTCCTTGATGTACAGCTCCTTCATCTGTTTGCTATACACATGAGGGACGTAGGTTCCCTTGAAGCGGCTACCAGGAAAGATAGACTTAGCGTCTGCGCGACCGAACATAGCCGGGTTCTCCATCATCTCACGCTTGGCGTCGAACTGGTTCTTCAGCAGGTCATAGACTTTCAGTTCTCCCGGAGTAAGTTCAGCCTTCAGGTTTCCGCTACCATCTTCGATAGCCATAGACACCCGCTGGTAGATGTCCTGACGGAATGCGCCAGAGTCTCGCCAGAATGCTGTCTGGAAGTACGGGTCCTTGAGTGCCTCAGTAACCGCATCGTCGATGTCGTTGTAGAACCGATGGTCCACAGCACGAAGTCTCTCGAATACGTCTGACGCAGTGGTCCCGATTTTACCTGAAGCCCCAGACTGCATACCAGTTGGTGAACGCACTAAGTCAGCAGCGACCCCACGAATCTCAGGGTTCTCAGACCGAAGCAGCTTCAGACCAATCTCGGTAAGTCCACTAAGGTTCACACCAGCAGCGGCACGTTCCGGCTCAATCACTTCGTCAAAGACCTGACGTGTCTTAGGGTTCAGAGGGTTCTCACCAATCAGGATTGAACCATCCTCCAGCCGCACACTACCCGGCTCATTCGGAACGTCAGCGAACTTAACGCCTTGATGACTAAAGGTCTGCTCACCTTCCTGAATAGGGAGACGAGACAGGTCCTGACCATCAACGTTACGAGCGGTCTCACGAGCTTCCAGACGTGTAGCTGGGCCAGCAAACTCATTAGTGTTGCGACCTAAGGCTCTTCCTAACCCATCAGCGATAGCAGTCATACCACCACCGAAGAGAGCACCACCAAGGATAGCTTCAGCCACATGAGCATCACCACCAGACACTGAGGTACGGGCCATCTCGGACACACCAGCCAGTGCTCCAGATTGAGCAGCCACGGTGAACATCTTGTTGACCAGCTTACCGCCTTTACCAACCTGTCCAGCGATAGGAACGTATGTCAGAGGGTCTACACCAGCACCAATCACACCAGCGGCTAACTGAGCACCAGTCCCAGCCTTGGCCTTCTCTTGGTCCAACTTCTGGTTCTCAAGCGCCAAGTTAATAAGCTCAGTAAGGTTCTGAGGAGAGCCACCAGTAATGACTCCGTAATACTGAGGCAGAACCCCAGCGTTACGAATCTGGTCCAGCTCCTCACGAGACCACTTATGGTTGTTCCATCGGGTTGGGTTGAACACATCGCCAATGACATCAAGTGAGTCCTCGGTCTGACCAGCGCGGATAGCCACGCCGACCATAGAGTTCTTCACTTCAGCTTCTGTAGCAGGACCAAAACCGAACCACGTAGAGCGGTCCTCTCGTTCCTGCATGGTATCGCCAGTAGCCTTATAGAACATCTCACCGAACGATTCGTTTGGAGCTTCAGGTGCTTGACCCTCAATGTTCAGACCAGCAGCGGTCGGAAGGTTCTCACCCAGAGCTACTTTAGGTTTCGCCTTTAATCCTTCCGTGAGTGCGTCAAATACGTTAGCGCTTACTGGTGGAGTCTTTGGGCTAATGCCATTGAGTGCTCGTGCGACTCCCTTCTGATAGACTTCAGGGTTGTACCGGGAGCCTGTCTCATGGAAGCTTATAGCTTGAGCCAGAGAAGACAGGGTGTCAGGGTCCGATAGGTCTAGACTCTGGGTAGCTGGAATACCAGTTGCAGCCACCACTGAGTCAATATAAGCCTTAGTGTCGTTCTCGTTAGGAGGCGCCCATCGGTTGATAATCTTCTCGATGGAGTCATAACCTTGGCGACTGTATGACAGCAGGTTTTTACCTAAAGCTCGGACGCCAGACTCTGGACTATCGAAGGTGACGAATGCGCCATCATCTCCAGTCATTCCTTCCCATTGGTCCTTACTTACCCGGATATTACCCGGATTGTTATTGCGAATACCACGAGTCGCCATTATGTTACTCCTTACCGATTAAGGTGTTTGCGATACCCTCCAGTGAGACATCATTGTACATCCCACCGCGCTTCTCGATGTTGGCCTCTCGGTCAGCTCGACGTTTGTCACCAGCAGCTTTAGTCCCGACGATACGCGCTCGCTTGTTAGCGTCACGTTCTGCCTGAGCGTATGCGGCATCTTGTGCCTTCTGCTGTTGTTCGCGGTAGAGTTTACCTACAAGTTCTTTATCGTAGCGAATACGAATAGTCCCTGTAGCGTCTTGGAGGAAGATAGAGCCGTTCTGTTCAACAACGGACAGCTGAGAGTTCACTACCCAAGGGTTGGCCTTAATGAGCTGCTGACGAGCGGTGTCTATAATGTCTCGACCCACCTGCCATGACTCTGGGTTATCCCCGACCATAAGCTGGTGCTTGGACACCATGCCTATTGACTTACCGTCAGAACCTTCAGACTGGAACGTTACGGTGTTCTCATTCAGCCAGCGTTGAGTCTGCTGAGTTGCAGCGTCAGCGTTACCTGTACGATAATACCATGAGTCCCAGACCTTACGAGCACTTGAGTCCAGAGACGTAGGAAGACGCGAAAGGTCCTTATTACGAGAGTCGTTCTTCAACTCCTGCCACGACTTGTCTGACTCCATGCGCATCTCACGGCTTTGACTTGCAGCTTGCTTATCAGCTTCAATCATCGTCTGAGGGTCCAGACCCATCTTGTCCATCTGGTCGAACGTAGAGAACAACTGAGCTTGGTCAGGATACAGAGCAGCAAAACTTGAAGGGTCCTGAGTGTAGGCACGACGAAGAGACTCGAAGCGTTGCATCTTGTCTGGGTCGTACTGCCCACGGATGACCGCAGCTTGCCACTCACCAGCAGCGTCCTGAGTAAGCGTCTGGAAGGCATTACGGAACGGACCGTTGTTAGTGTCAGCTCTTAACAATGCCACCTTCTGAGCGTCCTTAGCAGCCTCAGGGATGTCCATCTGGTCAATCTGCTGTAGCTTGGCAGACGCATAGTTGTTCATGTCTGAACGCTTAAACTCTCCTGTAGCTTCAGATACCGGAAGGTCCTCATAGTTGGTGGACACGTTGTCCCCAGCCAGACGTCGCTGATAAACTTGGTCAATGACCAGTTGCTTGTTCTGGGTCTGGATTAACTTCGTGTTCTCCTTCGCCTGTTCAGCAGACTTACGCTTTACCGCTTCCAGTAGTGTGGCTTCGGCGTTAATAAGCATCTGGCGCTGAGGGGTGAGTTCTTCACCGGGTTGAAGCTGGTTGTTCTGCTCCTTGAGTTTCTGAATCTGGGCAAGACCAATGGTTGGGTCATCCTGAAGAATTGCAGACTGAACGCCTAACGCCAAGTCTTCCTGATACTTAGCCACCAGTTTATACTCAGTGCCTTGGGCCTCAACCATAGCAGCATTGAAGACGTCAGGTCCTACAATCTCTTCGATGGTAGCGTCAACACCATTAAGGGTGATACGCTCGCCACGGACTTGCTGTAGGAAGTTTGAGCCTCCTGACTTCTGTATTGCGTCACGGACAGTCTGGGTGATGACCTCTCGTGCTCTCTGGTCCGAAGGTATAGCAGCAGTCGTCAATCCATCCCGAAGGTAGGCCATGAAGGTCTTTCCAGACTCAGGCGAACGCAGCAGGTCCCCATCGTTAAGGAACGAGTTCATCTCAATACGAGTGTTCAACATTGCTGTCTCTTCAGACTGCTTGCTGAAATACTTATTGAATGACCCGTAGATAGCGATGTTTCGGTCCGTGATGTTATCGTTGAATCCACGCTGGAAGAACTCGTCGGTAGGGTTAATACCCGCCTCTTCAGCATAGGACTTAGCGGCATCCTGAAGTCGCTGGTGGCGATACTCTTCCATGTCCTGACGTGTACGGAACTCACCGTTCTGAATCTTAACGTTAATCTCGTCATCCACCGCAAAGGCAGCGTTACGACCGGTCTTGACTCGAAGTGCTTCCATAGCGTAAGGGTCATCCTGATACAGCAGTGTTCCGTTCTGGATAGCCTCACGTCTTTGCTGAGGTGTCAGTTTACGGATAATCTCGTTAGACCGCTCGTCGGCCCGTGTCTTCTCCTCGTCTTTGAACTGCTTGTATAGTCCAGTACCAGACTCAACGAAGTTGGTTAACGCCCGAGCCAGACCTGAGTCACCAGTTGGAGCCTGAACGTTTGCTGCTTGATAGTTGACGGCGATAGTTTTACCCGGCGCTCTGCCACGACCCATAGTCCGATTAGCCAGAGCTGATTCAATATTACTAGCCATTAGTCCTCCTCTTAGCTATGACCTGTAGGTGTACCTTTAGCAGCACTAATTGGTGCAGCACCACCACCAGAGCGGGACGCTCCAGAGATTGACTTACCAGCGGCGTAGCCTTGCATCCCGGCGGTAGCAACATTAAGTGCATGAGCCAGTGGGTTGGTCTTAATGATTTTACCTTGACCACGGATAGCAGACTTGGTGTTCTCAATGTTGGCGATACGGTTCCCGAAGATAGCCGCATAATCGCGGTTGTAACTTTCGGTAATCCCTGCTCGCTCCTTGACTGTATCTCCTTCGACCTGACGTTCAATCCTGTCCATAGAGTTACCTTCTAGACCGGACTCAGCCACCGCAGCTCGGACCATGCCCTGATTGCGGATACCGTTGAGCGTGATCTCTGTCAGTTCAGCCATCTGCTGCTCCTTCAGGCCTCGCTCCTGCATCCTCAGGTTGGCGTCAGAGTAGTTCATCTGCTTAACCATTTCCTGAGCCTGTCGGTTCTGAGCGTCAATTGCTGCACCTTCTGCCTTGGCCTGTTGGGATGCGGACATAGTGGCACCAGCTACAGACATGACTCCTAGACCGATGGATACTGGTTCACACATACGTCCTCCTTAGAGATAGTGAATAATTGAAAACGCTCACCAGTTACTGGGCTGATAGTCCAATCATCATGGAACTTAGCCCCAAGCAACTTCAAGAATTTAATGTGAGACTTATTGCCTGACCACACGTAGTTCCAGATGGTCCCGTATTGGTCTAACATTAAGTCCCTGTACTCAGAGATGCAGCGAATGAACTCTCGCTTCTCTTTAGGTCTCAGCTTATAGACCAGACCGGAAGTCAAGAACCATACGTTATCCCCTTGGTTTCCACCATAGGCAAACACTTCGCCTACACCGTTCGTTAAAACCACAGATGACGGGGATAAATGCTTAAGCAGTCTTTCAGATAGACCCACGGTTGACCCGTAGTTTGCTTTGCACTCATTAACATCATCTGCTGAAAGATGCCACAGAAAGTAGTGGACATCTGGTTCCGTAGCCTTGCGAATATACATAAAGTCTCCTTATAACCTTAAGGGCCTATAGTCCCTATAGTGATAGTTAAGGTAAATCTATAGGCCCTTCAATAAGTTAGACGGAACGAGCTTTCTTAGCGTATGACGCCTCCCAGCCACACCCAACGATTGACACTGGGGTAGGGTAGTCGGACTCTAAGGTTAGACTCGTGGTTAATGCGTTACCATTCATAGCGAAGCGATACTGTCCATCCCCAATGCTGGTAGTCCCAATTGTCTGCTGACCAAGGGTGTACCCGTTGAAGGTGTTCACGAACTCACGCTCACCGTTTCTGACAATTAGTCTCAGAGCGCCAGTGTCCTTGTAGTTTACCCAAGCCCTGCGAAGCTGTAGACGCCCAGTGTCTTCAGACTGAGTACCACTATCGTCTTCAATCTTAATAAGGAACCGTGAGAACTTGTAGGACATCAGATAAGACCTTCCGATGAACACTGTACGTCCTGACCAATCGCCGTTGAGTACAGCCACAGTTGAGATGTCAGTCAATTCACCAAGGTCCACGTAGGCACCCTGACTGTCAATAAGATAGTACCGACCGGGAGACGGAGCGTTTCCACCATAAGCAGAACCAATGTCAACCGTAGTCTTATAGGTGTCAGAGTTGTATGAGTCAATTGGTATTACCATAGACACCTTGGAGTCAACGTGGAGTCTATACGGCTCTAATGGAAAGTCAGTTGCCTCCTTGATGAACTTAAGGTGCTCAAGGTCCACGCCGCCTTGGTGCTGACGAACAATGAACATGGTAGAGCCAATCGACGCAGACGCCAGAATCTTATCAGTTTTAGGGAACTCCCAGTGCGACCAAGAGGCTTGAAGCTGTACGCCGTCCTTAAACAAGAACTTGTAGATGTAGATTCGGTTGTATGCACCTGTAGAGTTTACGCAGATGTAGTTCTCAGTCCCGGTACCTTGAATATCGAACACCCCGTTAGGGATGTAGGACAGTACGTGACCAGTTGTATCATCGGCATCCTTCACATCAGACACATCAGCTACAGCGAAGTATCGCTTAATGCTGGTGAATGACCCACGAGGCGCTGAGAAGAAGACTGAGCGTCCTACAGCGAACGGTCTGGCATTGTCACCTAGGGCAAACTCTGAGCCTACATCAAGCTGGATAGACTTCGAGGTAAGTACCCCAGAGCTTGTCATCACGAACTGCACCTCGTCAGACCAAAGTAGTAGCTGCTCGCTAAACGGAACGGCATACTTAAGGATTGAGATTCGAGGGTGACTTACAGCTACGTCAATAGGGTCATCATCACTCAGTGTCGCCACACTCTTAGGGAAGAACGCAAAGTAGCTGGCTGAACGGCTCATGATTACGTTCTCACCTGACAAGAACCCAAGCCTGTTCCTGTAGAAGAACACATCGTTAATCGTAGCATCCACGAAGCTAGGCATAGGGTTTGTGTCATCATTACCAGCACCACGCTTAGACCAGTCCAGAGTCTTGAACTCAAAGGAGCCATCAGATTGTCGTACCAGAGCGTGTGGCATTGTGGTGTTATCGAACCCAGTGACAACTCCCGGCTCCACTGTCTCCTTCCACGTCTTAGTGTTGGAGTCATATATCACGTAGTATTCATCGGCGCTACTGTTTGTCTCGCCTTGAATCTTAATGATATACCCATTAGGAGCGGCAAGAGGTAGTTTAGAGATTGTCTGCACAGTGTCTAGGACTGGGCTTATTAGCTGGTTAGCGTAGCCGTCCTCCGTCTCCACTGAGTTAATATCGGTCCCTGAAGGAGCTGTGATTAGCAGGAATCCAGACCCAAGGTCAAACGTGAAGGTAGGATAGGCAGCAACAAGAAGGTCTCTCAGAGCTGCTCCAATGGCTTGAGCGTCCACCTTAGGTGGGTCATTCTTGGCATCATTACCTGCTGGCAACTTATGCGAAACCTTAACGCCTCCGTTGATTCCTACCTTAAGGGTGCGACCATACTGTCCCCCACGAAGGTTGATTAAAGCATGAGCTTTACGATTATAACCAGAGTGTGACTTCTCGCTTCCACCTTTAACGACAACCTTACGGTTAACGACGAACGTATAGTCTGCCACGGTAACGACACGGATGTCATCTCGGGGGTTGGAGGACTTAACGTAGTCTACCGCACCTGACACTGAGTATTGATTGCCACTCAAGTCAACTACCTGAATGTTGGACCCATTGAACACGATGTAATACTGCTCATGCTCGTCACGGTTAATCAGATGGAACTTAGGGTTGCTCCCAACGTCGATGTTAAGACGTCTCTTGAAGACTGTAGGTGGGCGCTTCTGGAGGCCATCACTCTCGGATGACCAGCAGTTAACCTGTTCCTCGCCTTGGTCTGAGAACCTCAGTATATCAGGCTGCTGGCTAATGCCACCTTTAAGATTTTTTATGCTTTGTGTGATAAGCGGCATAGGCCCTCCTTAAATCATACTCATTAGGACGTATCCGTCAGCGATGTCACCAACGTCAGCAATGTGGACAACCTTACGTGCTACCTGTTGTCCAGTATACCCGTTGTCCCACTCGTTCAGGATAAGCCAGTCGCCAACCTTAAAGTCCCGGTCGTTAAGTCTCAGCTCTGCTGTCTTTAGACCTAGCTGTACCGGACCAAAGTGCTGGCGGTGAATCTTCAGGTTGTGACTAGCCATTAGTCCCTCCCGATGTCAGACATCATGTTGTAGCGACCAGTGTCCATCTCGTACTCCATAACCTGCTGATAGAGTTCTGCTTCCTGCTCACGAAGGTATAGCTCTGACTCTTGGCTACCGAAGAACTTAGCGTTGAACTCACGGCTGGCCTTGGTAACGATGTAGTCCCTGAATACCACTGGCATCTCAGAGAATGGTTTCATCTCAACAAGCTCCACCGTTATAGGGTCGGTGAAAGTGGTTGACTGAGTGGACAGGTCGTACAGGTATCCACCCATGTTGCTGTAGTAGCTGGTGGCCCCGGCAGTCATTACACGAAGGTATGACGGTAGGAATCGAATCCTATTGTCTTGGACATCAGGTGTCAGGACAGCAGCTTCGTTGATATTAAAGTTCCAGCCTTTAGCTTGGACCTGACGATTGACACGATGCAGTATACGTTGAGCGTTCGAGACGTCAGCGTTCCCCTCGTCAAGCTGTAGGACTGCTGGTTCACCGATAGCAGCTAACATATCGTTGATGGCATCTAAGTCATCGTTAGCATTCAGTGGAATGTAGTGAGCCATACTCCCTCCTATCTGTCGTAAGGACTGCATGGTCCAGTTAGTAGCATAGTCACCCAGAAACTAACAAATAGTCCCAAGGCTATAAGTAAATAGCACATAAGTCTCCTCTCACTTTAAGCACGAAAAAAAAACCCTCAAGCACCCGAAGGCACCCAAGGGTTTTCATATAGTTATCATTCAGTAGCAGCTAACTCAGCTTCCTTTCGAGCCTTGTTTGCCGCACGGGTACGGGCAGCTTTCTGTTGTGGCGTTAGCTCTTGCTCAACTTCAGTAAGGGACTCAGTGTCCCCTACGAGTTTGCGAGAAGTTAAGCCTCGTTGAAAACCAGCGCACCACATGCTTCAGGACGCAGACCACCGTGACCCATAGCGTACTTACCAACAATCAGGTCACCCTGAGCATCGACGTCGCGGTCACGTTCCAGCGCCAAGTCACGCAGCTTAACAGTACCCACAGCAGAGCGGTGAGAGAACAGACCCACAACGTTGTCAATAGCAACTTTAACGTCGCCAGTAACAGTCGCCGGGAATGCGTGTTTCTGACCTGAAGCGATAGTGATACCGTCGGCACCACGGGTCTCACCAGCACCACCCTGTACCAGATGCGGAACTTCAACAACAACGAAGCCCATCACGTTACGGATGTTACCAGTCTCTGGGTCAATCAGCGCAGCATAGTTAGCAGCGTTCGGCATCAGAGCCGCGAGGATTGCAGAGTAGTTGTCCGGCGTGGTGTAGAAGTAACGGTCGCCAGCAGGAACGTAGTTGGAGGTCAGCTTCGCACGAGCAATGGTCAGTTGACCGATGATTGCTTCACCCAGTTTAGCCGGGGTATCGAGGTCAGCCTTCTTACCAACTTCCAGTACGGACGCAGTACCCAGACCTGCGATGTTCTCGTTGGATGCAGCCGGGAGGTTACACAGGATGGCCATTTCAGCAAGCACCGCACCATCGGCAGCGATAGCCAGAGCTTCACCCAACTGGTTGGAATACTCGCCAGCCACGTCATAGTGGTTCATCGCGTCTTCAATGTCGAAAATCATCACATCGGCAGTCAGCAGACCATCAATGGTAATCACTTTCTCGGTATGTTTAATACCTTTACGCTTATCGGACAGTCGCTCACCCGGAGCCAGATACACACCAGAGGTGCGACCCATGACCGGGAACTGAGCAGACTTACCGTTCTGAATGGTACGGACAATATGTTTGTCAGCAGTTACAGAGCGGCGAGTGAATGCGGTCAGGACTTCACCAGCAAATACCTTCAGGAACAACGCCAGAGCGTCGGAACTGGATTTGCCTTTACCTTGGTCTGTACCAATTTTCTGACCCGGAACGTTTGCCATATGATAATTCTCCTATTCAATTGAAAGATAAAGTTTATTACTTACTGTATGCCCAATCCGTATGGACTGAAGTAATAGGGAAACATTGAGTCTCTTCCTTTCAGAGTCTCTTGGTCTCCCTATAGTGATAGTTTAGTCCTACAGGCTTGAGGCGGCTACCTTAGCGCGAACTTCCATCGTGTACTTAGCGTCACGCAGGTATCGCGGGTCACTCATAGCCTTAATCATGTCAGCCTTGGAGCTGAATGCTTCGGTCTGAGGAGCCTTAGGTGCGACCACAGGTTTAGCCTGAGTGGTGATGGTACGCTGAGGTTTAACGCCCACAGCTTTACCCAGAGTCTTGCCAGCCAGATTCAGCAGAGCTTTGGTAGTCGCAATGTCCTTACGAACGATAGCAGCTTCCAGTGCCTCACGAGTTGACGGGTCGTTTGACTCAAGGTGTGACAGGATTCGATTAAACTGTTCAGCACCACCAGCGTAGCGAACCACACCAGCAGCATACTGTTCAGCCAGAGCTTCCTGACCACGGACAAACGAATCTACGAAACGCTTGGTGTAACCTGCTTCCTGCAACTTAGCGTAGGATGCGTCAGACAGCTTACCGTCCTTGGCGTATTCAGCCTTGATAGCGGCAATTTCATCAGCAGTGACCTTGCCAGCTTCTACAGCAGAAGACACCATGTCGTCAAATGCAGCTTCGTTTTCATCCAGAGCGGTGACACTTTCGGTCAGCTCTTTCGGAGCATCACCCAGTTCAACGAACTCAGGTTGCTCACCATCGGTCTCAGACTCGTCGTCGTCGGACTCGTGGTCATCTTCACCTTCAGTCTCTTCGACGTTTTCGTCTTCTTCGGTCGCCTCTTCGTTTTCGGCTTCCAGTTGCTTGAAGGTAATAGCGTCATCGCCATCACGAACAGCTACGTCCTGTTCAAGCATAGACTTCTGGTGTTCGTTCAGGTCCTCAACGGAACCAGTGATTGCATTAGAGCTAACGCCGAACTCGGCATAAACTGATTGAGACATTGAGTCATTCTCCTTTGATTGAAATGGTAGGAACAACGGGACTAGAAACCTACAAATTGTAGACCAGACGTTGTTCCTATAGTGATAGTTTAGGCTTGAGCCATGTCCTCACCAGCTCCCTGACCTACAGCAGCACCCATGTTAGCACCAGCAGCAGACGCACCGTTGACCACAGCTCCTTGAGCGGATTGTTCAGCAATACGTTGCATCTTCTCGTCCTGAGTAAGCAGTAAACCAGCCGTGTCAATACCTAAGGCGTTCAGCAGTCGCAGCTTCAGGGTCGGCAAGTTAATGTCTGGGTCCTGTTGCAGAGGCTGTAGCCCGGTCATCATGTTGACTGCCTGAGTCAGCTTCTCCAAGTCCTGACCACGTCCCAGAGCTTCCAGACCAGTGGAGACCGTAGGCTCTACCGCTTCTTTCGGAAGGTCAGGAATCATGCCAGCAGACTGAAGCTGGTTCATCAACACACGGACTATAGGTAACTGAAGCTCTTGTGACTGCACTGAGTACACGCCACCTAAGGTCGCCTCCAGTTCGCCTGCAACATAACGAATCTCTTCAGCAGTGACCCGCTCGGCATTACGCTGAACAGCACTATTAAGAAGGAAGGCCCAGCCTAAACGTTGCTCGATAGCGTCAGCCACCGACTTGGCAATCGTAAAGTCCTGACCTTTCGTCAGTTGCAGGAAGTTGATGTCCTCAACTCGACCAGCCACGAACTCACCTGTAGCCGCCTTGTTCAGACGACGAGGTTGCGTGATACCGTTCGGGTTAACGAGGCCCACCACCTTGGAGGCTACCTTAGCCATTTTGGTGATAGCTTCTGTAATCGTCTCCAGCGAGTTCAGGTCTCCCAGATACTCCTCGCAGTAAGAACGACCATAGTCTTCACCATCTAGTCGAACCATTCGTACTGGGATGTACGGACATGCAGTCAGCGGGTATGAACCATCGGTCCCTGCTACCTCAATGCCTTCAACTTCCTCGTAGCGCAGATACTCGTCGTCCTGACGGTAGATGTGCGTATACACTTCAAGCTCTGTGTCAGGCTCATAGTCGTCTGCGTTGAGTTGAGACTTCACGTCTTCCGGTAGAGCACTAAACGCTACCTTGTCGAGAGTCACAATCTGCAAGATGTTACCGAACGCATCACGTTGAACAACGTAAGACACTAAGCGGTACATTCGCATGGGACTGTAAGTACCCTGTTCAGGCTCTGGAATGTAGAGCAGACAGTTACCGGAGACGATAAGCTGCTTCAGAGCTTCGAACAATGGGACACGGAAACTGTTGGTCTCCATGTAGGCCATCAACACACGCTCTACCATAGCCAGTCCTTCGTCAACACGAGCAGCAGCCTCTGAGTCCTGACTCAAGGTCTTTGCCTCATATTCGGAGACTGTCAGTCGCATCCACGGTGACTGAGGGAATAATGCCAACATCAGCTTTGCAGCCAAGTTGTTCAAGCAGCGAGCACCTACAGCTTGCCACGGAGTTGTGTACTCAGTAGACGAGTTGTCGGACTCCTTAGGAAAAAGTGACGGGATAGTGACAGCAGCACAGTTCTGAGCGCGTGTCTCGTAAGGCTGTCGTCCGTTCTTCAATCTATCATAAACTGACTTCGCGCCTTCAGCAGCAAATCCTTCACGTTCAGCCATCTACGTGCCTCCTTATAAAGAAATACCGCCACCAGAGGTACGAGAGACCTGAAGGCTACGCTTACCAGAACGCTTCACTTTCTTCTCATCAGATGCGGTTGTTTCAGTATCCACATCCTCCACTTTGTCGTTCGGTACTTCCACTGGTGCTGCTGGGGCCTGAGCCTCAACAACCTTAGGTGCATCGTCAGCTCCAAGACCAACGGTACCTAGCGTACTTTTCACCACTTTCTTGAATGCCTTACTGATTGATTTACCCAAGATTAATCTCCTTAGTTGTTACGATGTCTACCGACCCTGAAACATGCTTGACACGAGAATACCAGTCAAGACCCCAACGCTTGCACTCTTCGTTTATGATGTGCCTGACAGTCTCAAGAACCTTGCGGGAGGACTGCGAGTCACGACGAATAGCGACGATTGAAAGGTCAAGACCGGGAGTCGGTCGGTGCCAAGATGCGGTAGCCAGCATGTAGAGATACGCTACTGGTTGACCTGAGACATCGTAGATTGTGTACTCTTCACCGTCGAACTCGTCAGCCATACGGTAAGTATGAGCCTTGAAGTCCTCGAATGTCTTGAAGTTAGACTGCCCGTCTTCCCAGAGGCGACAAGCGCACATGTGGCGACCTTCGCGTGAGTTGAGATATGGTAGCATTGTCTTACCCCATGTTTACGCCAGAGGCTCGCATAGCGCGGCTCACTGACGATTTATCTTTAGGTGCAGACTCCTTCTTGACCTTCAGGTCTTTGATACCTTTGGTCTCGTTGATGTCCACATCCGATTCAGCCCCGATGTCAACTGACGCAACTTCCTCACTCAGAGGTGCTGGTTCAGGTGCTTGGACCGAAGGCTTCGGAGTGCTAATCTTCGGACTGAAACACATAGTCCCTCCTATAGTTAATCGAACTGAACGGTATCTTTCAGCTCACGACGCATAGCAATCGCAGAGTCTAGAGTGTCAGAGCAATACTGGAGACCCTTGATAAACCCGGCAATGAACGCATCGCTGTAGCCCTGCTGCTTGAGGAGACTAATAGCTCCCATCTTCTCAGCGTAGCTTGCGTTGAACAATACGTGCAGGAACTGGATGGCAGACTGGGAGATGTTCGGGACATCAAGTCTTTCTTCCTGTAACTGCTTAACAACGTTTTCAATAGCATTAATCGCCATCTTGAAGCTCCTCTTTAAGTTAAGACTAAAGTCTATCTTATAGTCATATCTTAGGTCCTAAAGTCCCTATAGTGATAGTTTAGTGTTTCACCTATGGATGACTGTTGGATTGATAGGATATGACTATCGGTTAGACTCAGTGTTTAGGGCGGTTGTTCGACCCGAACCACTTATACATGCAGTAAAGGGCCAGAAGTCCGACCCAGTAGATTACATGGATGGTGTCCACAGGATGACCTCCTTGGACTTAGGGTCATAGTCGGAGGCTCGACAAATACGAGCGACCTGAGCTTGGACCAGAAGTTCCTCCTCGGTCATCCCAGCTTTAGCAGCCAGAGTCACCATGCAGTCCCACAACGTCATGTCCTCTCGCTTAGGATACTTCTTCCACTCAGTCTTAATCTGGCCTTTGTTCTTACCAGTCTTAAGCTCACGGCTCTCCTGCACGAAGTAGTATGGCTCGTCAAGGAACTCACGAGTTGTGTCCTCACCCATACCCGGAATCCCACCGTAGCCATCTGTAGTATCACCCTTGATGGTCTGCTCCATGTGCCAGTAGTCTGCCTCGGCAGTCGTATGACTCAGGATTTCACCAGTTGTCAACCAGAAGAACTCACAGTTCGGGATGGTCTTGAAGTCCTTATCACAGGACACCAGCACCGCATGGTCGCACCCAACAATCTGAGGTCGAGTACCAATGATACCCATGCAGTCATCGCCCTCAAGCGTAGGACGCAGGAAGCTGTTGAACCGTGGGTCAGCCATCACTTCGGCTACGAACTTCTTGTAACCTACAGGCTTGCGAGAACCTTTACGGTTGGCCTTATAGGTAGGTAGGACGTCCTTACGCCAGTTGTAATCGTCGGTGAAGCACATCACAATCTTAGCGTCTTTCCACGCCTTGCGCTTCTTAACGATTTCAGCTATGGTGTTCTCAAGGATACGACGAGCCTTCTCGTGGTCGCAGATAAGTGTCCAGATGTCATCACCCCAGTCTGTCTCGTCCTCGGCAGCAGCCATAGAGGAGAAGACCAGATAGTCACCATCCAGCACCAGAGCTATCTTCTTCTCAGAACCCATCGTCTAGACCTCCCGTAGCCATAGCGACCGTAGCTGGCATCAAGGTAACTTTCGGCTCCTCAATACGTTCCAGAGTTACCCCAGGCTTCAGCCATTTGTTGGCGAACTCATGGGCCATGTCATTATCCTCTGAGTTGAGGTGTGACATCAAGCTCCAGAAGTTGGAAGATATTTCGGTCTCCTTCTCAACCTGGCGATATACGCCCCAGTCATTTACCTCTGAACCGCAGCTGTCACTCCACATACCACTGGCTACGATGGTCAGCCCGATGAACGGACGCCACTCATAGGCATCAGAGGGAGACTCTGCGTATGCCTCAACGTCCTTCTCGGTCAAGGTGTATGACCAAGATGCGTAGAACTCATCGTACTTTCTGTGCTCCGTCTCGCACTCACCCATGTCAAGGACCAGCTCTTTCAGACTTTCAGGTATCTTCATAGACAGCCTCCATGTTGATTCAGGAACTTGGTGCCCGCAGCGGTAATCTCCCATGCACCGTTGTTACGCCCATCCGTAGACAGGCAGCTCAGATGTCCACGACTCGCAGCCTCAGCCACAAGTGCAGCGTTGTTGCGCACATAGTTGGACTGAAATGTCTTCGGGCAGGACTTAAGGGCCGCTAGGACCCGTAAGTATTCACTCATTGCTTGACCTCGAATCGCAGGTTGGATACTCTGAACTGGCCATCACCAAAGGCGTCTACCAGCTCCTCCTTGATGATCTTCTTGGCGACAATCTCAATGGCAGACTCAGGACCTGACTCGATTGCTGTTTTGACAAGAGCCACCTGAAGTCCATCCAGCTTCTCACCCTCAGCGTAGGCTTTAGTCATCTCAGCCAGTTGGCGACACACGGTCTCTTCTTCTTTTGAGTTGACAACCATCTTCAGGTCTAAACTCACACGAATACGTTTAGTAATAGCCATTAGCCTTCTCCTTCTTCTTCGTTATGCTCTTTCAGAATTTCATGAATGTCTCGACTGCATGAACCACTGAGGTTTGGATTATAACCAGACTCCTCGTGTCCACACCACCAAGCTGACCGCATCAGGTCTTTGACCTCCTGCTCGCTATAAGTTTTAGCCATTAGTGACACTCCTTCCACGTTGGTCCAATCTTACCTTCGGTATCAAGGACACATTTAAAGTTATAGAACTCACCCACCTTACGCATAGCAAGTTGAGCAATCTTGACGACTTCTTCGGCAATCTCCTGAGTACGACACGCAATCTGCAATTCGTCATGCACCCAAGCCATGTACGCAAAGTCGCCTTCCCAGCCGTGAACATACCCTGCCTCTTCGAGCATACGTTCAGTCTCCACAATCCAGTGCTTACAGACTACCGCACCATCACCTTGAAGTAATGCGTTCAGTGCTGAGTGTGGCGACCGGATGTGGATACGGCGACCATCAAGTCCACGCAACCAACGGCGTTTCCACTTGACGATGTTCTCTCCGTCCACCCACTTAGAGTCTGAGATTAACGTACTACTAACAGCTTCCCTGAGGTCTTTGATGGCTGGTGTACCCTCAATGAATTTCTTCATGAGAGCTGAACCTTCCTTCTTACCGCCTCCGACTATCAGTCCAATCTTAGCGGCCCCTGCACCATACAGGAACGCATAGATGAACGTCTTGGCGTTGTTACGGAAAGCCTCATGATCGTGGTTCGATTTATCGCGTGGGACGTTAGGTGCTAACCCAGCGTTTACTGCGTTGGCCCAGTGGATGTCACCTTCTACCACAGTCTTCGCATAGTCACCACCATCAAACGGAGCCGCTCGGTTCCCCAGACAACGAAGCTCAAGACCTGAGGCATCCACGCCTACTTGAATCCAAGGGTCTGGCTTACCGTCCTTCTTGTTCCACGCTGCACCGAAAGCACCACGGCAAGTCTCACCATATGGGGCACCATTAGCCGGGACCTGAGCCATGTTTGGTGAACTATGGGTCGCACGTCCGGTTACTGCCCCGCATGGGTTGATTGAACCGTGCATACGTCCGTCTGGACCTACAAGTTTCAACCATGCGTTCTTACCTTCAGCCGCCTGACCGATGCGCTTCTGGACTACCAGATACTCACGGACCAGCTCTACGCAAGCCTGAGCCTCTGCGTCTGGCAACTTAACGTGTTCTAACGTCTCGTCATCGACTACAGGTTTACCAGTGTCAGTGAAGTCAACAGGCTCCCAGCCACGCTCCATCAGGACTTTCGCTAAGTGGTCTCCGCTTCCCGGATTAAACTCAACGTAAGTGATTGGCGTGAATGGTGCTCCTTCCATCGTGTCTCGCGTATCGAGTTCACAAGGTTCAAGACCTAAGCGTTGAGCTTTGTTCTTCGGCTTCTTAAAGATGCCACCGACCTTGGGATACACGACTCTCGGATACTTCGGGAGGTCCTTACCTGTCCGTGGATGCCTGAAGAACTCCTTGCCTCCCTTCGGTGCATACCAGCTACCGAAAGTCGAACGCAGCTTGTCCAGCAACTCCGCACGTTTGACGGTGAGTTCACGATATAAGCCTTCGACCATCTCGGTGTTCATCGGATAGCCGTTACGCTCCATCTTCGCACAGGTCCACGCAGCATCATGTTCCAGACGCAACGCATAAATCTGTTCGAAAGCGAACTGTCCAGACTGGAAGTAATACTTGTCAGTCAGGAACTTCTTGAACAATGCCAGTGTGACCACAACGTCTTGAACGTTATAGTCCAGCATCTCCTGAGACGGGAACAACCATTCGTCCCCAGACTTATATTCGATACCTTCGGCCTTGCACTTGGCAACGTAATCGTGTTTGTATTCACCCTTCATCTCACCTAGACGATAGCCCCAAGCCTCAAGAGACTGGCGTCCCATCATCTTAGGTGGAAGACGACCAGATTTCACCGCGCCCATGTCTGAGAACTTAATGTTTGGATACATCAAGCGGCCCAGCACCAAGGTATCAATCATCTTGTGTTTCGGGAAGTTAAAACGTTTCCCAAAGTACAGACGTTTCAGCTTGTCAATAGCCGGGACGTCATAGTTGATACCGTTGTGAAATACCAGCATACCATCAGGCGATGCGGCAATCTCTTCCACTTTATGAACATACTCTTTGAAGCCACCGACGATACCGACCATCGGCGCTACCCCATACTTAAGGGTCTCATTCGACTCGGCATTAATCAGGACCCCACAATGGAACTGGGACACGGTGTCAAGGAGACCGTTTGTCTCGATGTCCGAACCCCAAATATCCTTAAGGTCAAACATGGTTAATCCCCCGTTTAATCTAATCATAAAGGCCACTCGCTGTGAATGACCTTGAGTCTAGACCTAGAAGTCTGTACGTAAGAAGTGGTACATGAACTTACGGTTAGCCTTCTTCCATGCCTTAGAGTCGAACCTTTGGTCTCCCAGAATGTTGGACAGGCAGGTTGCTTCATCGCTCCACCATTTGTACATGAACCGATGGTAGCGAGCTTTAAGTTTCTTTAGCACTAACGGTCCTCCATAAAATTCTTATAATCAGCTATATCACGCCTAGAAGTCTTGATCTTCCCACGAGCCGCTATCCTCTTCTCCGCTGCTGCCAGTGAAGCTAATTGGTTCAAGCCACCCGGTCGTCTTGTTGTATTCGAGGTGTCCCGCCACTCCAGTGTCACCTGTAAAG